CAGGTCAACGTCGATCTTGGCCAATGGGCCAGTAAACGTGACCGTGTAAGGAGGTCCGCCGCCCGTATCCGCCACCGTGCAGCCAGTGAGGCCGATCGTAGACAAAGCCCGGAGCGCTGTCTGCACCGTAGCCGCATTAGCGGTTACAGAGATCGGAGTGGTTGTCTGGCCCATGAAGGTCAGGGTAAACGTGTTGCCAGCACTCTGGCCGGCAAGCGCCACGGTTTGCTGACAATCGGTTGTCGGCGTAGCCGTCGCGTAAATCTTGGAAGGTTCTTCAATTGGAATGGCGAGTTCTTCGCCGGCCGGAAGTGGATAACCAGTGGCTTCGGTGACGCCTTGCGGCCCCACGTAGATCACCAGGCTGTTGCCCGTGGCAGCGCGAATGCGCACGCCCTTGTATGCCTTATTGGCGTAGCCAACAGCAACGATGGGCTTGCTTGAAGCATCGGCCCCGCCGTGTCCGACGACGAAACTACCAGCTATGGATTCTTGCTCAATGTTCATGGGGTTTGGTTCCCTTGGTTCTTAGCGCCTTTGCCTCGAACGCGCCGACGCTTGCTATCGTGTAAGGTTCGATCACGACCCTGTTGCTTTTCCTGACTTGGCGCTTCGGGATTGGCCGACAGGTCCGGCACCCCACGAGCGGCCGGATCGCCGCCCAATTGTCCAGCCATTGGGCCGTTGCCCTTCACACTTGCCTGTGCCTGAGCCACGCGGGCGGCCCGCTCCGCATGATCCTTTTTGGCCTGAATGTGTTCGTCTGGGCCGAAGCCTAGAGCCATTGAACCAGTCTTCTCGCCGCACAAACCAGCTTCCACGGCCGCCAAGATGGTAACCGGATCGCTGGTGGTGTAGGCAGAGCTTTCGATTTCGCTGTTGACCTTGGTAATCGTCTCGACGCTCACCTTGCCGCCGATCAACGCCTGCGTAATGCTCTTGCTGATCTCGCGCTTGATGGTCTGACCGGGGACGCTGGCCATCAACTTGGCAAGTGAAGTTGCCTCGTCGATGCGGTCCTGGTCGGTCTTCAAGGAGTAGCGATCGGGATACTTGATCGTCGCAATCTTGCGTCGGCTCTCAACCCGGTCCTCATAAGCGGCCCAAAACTCAGCAATCTTTCGTTCCGTGCTTTCCAGCACGAGTCCGATGAAGCTGAGGCCAGCTTCGAGTCCACCACTGTCGAGCGCCTGAGTGCCGGTAGGCATCTTTCCCACGAGCGACTCGACGCCGAGATTCACCAGCCGGTTGATCTCTTGGGCAATCTCCTCGCGGAGGTCCATTGACGCCTTGAGCGGATCGGACGAAGGATTGATGAACGCTGGCGCATTGGCCTTAATGTCGTAGGCCCGGCCGCGCGTCGCACCCATCGTAATCTCGTTGTCGTGCGAAGTCTGTCCGCCGGCCGTCGCAGTCCCATCGGGATTCGCGGCCTGCTTCAAGTGGCTTCCCACGGCCCTCATATCGCGTTGCTCGATGTAGAACGGGAAGTTCGCCTTGAGAGCAAAGTTCACGTCGCTCGACAACAAATTGAGCAAAGCGATCTGATGATTGCAGATGTCCTTCAAGAGCGAATCGCCGATGTCTGCCATCACGAACGGAATGCGATTCAACTCCAATGCAATTGGACCGCCGGGATTTCCATCACGGTCAGTCGGATCACCGTCCGACGAGTAAAATTGCAGATTCACCAGCCCAGTAATCTGGTCAACCCACAACAGCCGAAGCCGCTGATAGTTCTGAACTGGCAGCATCGTGGCCTGGTCAAAATCCATGACCGTATCACGAAGCAATACAGCCTGAAATTCGCTGGGATCGTCCGGCTTTGTGCAGGACCAACTCAGGATGTCCTCGACCTGGTACGGATAGAGATAAGGACGAGCCTTACCAACATCAGCCAACGTCTCGCCGGCCACCACCGAATTGTCAACAAAGATGCCAACACGGCCCATCGTCAACAACTCAGTAAGGCACTTGATGCCCAAGAAGGCATTCATCGTGCTGCCACGACGATCGACACCTTGGTCAAGGCCATTGATTGCTCGCTGATAGGCGGCACTTCCCTCACGCCTAGTAATATCGTGCATCCGCTGGAAAATCGAATTGCGAATGCGATTGATCGCGGCTTTCGCAAAGGCAGGAACCGGCGTGATACGTTTGCGGGCCTCAAAGTCGTTTGCGTCCTCGCGGCTTGTGAATCGTTCAAGATACCGATTTCGGAACTCTTCCCCGCCACGATAAGTAAGCCGCCACTTCTCCCAGTCCGTCACATTCGACATGAAATTCGGATGCCGGCTATCAATGATCCGCATTTGCTGTAAGCTCATTTGGCACCCTTAGAGAAATGCTTTCACGTCTTTGTTTGTGACCTGCATTGCAACCAATGGCAACGCGATCTCGGCGTAACACCTGGCGTGAGCAAAGTGGTCAGGTCCGGTTTCCTTGAACACGTAGATCGGATTCCCGAACTCGTCTCGCTCGTATGTTCCGACGAGACTCTTCATGTGTTCGCGGTACTCTTGCGACACGTCGCAAGGAAGAACAATATGTGTGGGATCAGTCTTGAATCGGCCAAGTGCAGCACTCAACCAGTTGGATCGGTCTACCGTAATGACCGGAGCGTCATCATCCTCGTCGGAGATGGCGATTTCTTTTGCCGTTACGCCTCGGCGGTATCGGCACAGATAAACGTGACCAGGGAAGCGACGGGCAAAGCGACGACATTCAAGAATCCACGGATCAGCGTCAATGACGCAAGTCAAGACCTGCCATTCACGCATGAGTTGATTCAGAGTTGAATCAAACTGATCTCGCCAGAACTTGCCCTCTGCGAGAACCTTCGCACGAGCGCTCGCATTGAGGTCCATTCCGTATTCATCAATGGTCCACTCGCAAACTTCGTAGTAGCTCCAGTCACCAACGTCCACGCCCAGCGTGATAATCCGTTCGCCGCCGGAAACCGGGCGGGGATCATTCTTCGTATGTTTCCTGATCGACTTCTCGATCATGTCATCAGTGACTTGTGCCCCATCGCTAACAAAGGGGAGTCCGAGTTGGGAATTATGAAATTCCTTGTTGGCCAACTCATCACCGAAGCCACGGAAATAGCAAACAACCAGTTCGCCAGGCGTTTTTGTGAAACTATAAAGCTGCGAGATTTGGAATCCCCGATGATCGGGGTTTCCGTTCGGGTTCATGGCGACCCACTTAGCGTGCTCCAGCCAGAAAGGCTTCGCACGATGCTCCAGCCGCTTCCCACAAAGATGACACTTGAGATACGAGTCGAGACAGCGCGGATCAGTCACGCTTTCGCCAATGATCTCTACGTTGTCGGGCCAGGTTAGGAAGATTTGCTGAGAACAACCGGGGCACTTGAACACGAATTGTTCCTGAGTGCTGGTCTTGAAGAGCTTATGGATGCCGTGATTGTGTACGGTGGGAGTAGAAATTCCCCAGACGTGTTTTTCGATATGGCCATCAAGACGGGTCAAGGCAAGCCAAATTGCCTTCTGGTCCATCTCGTCCACTTCGTCAAGGATGAGTTCGGATACAGGCACCGACTTGAGGTTGCTATCGCCGCGCGAGCCGCTGATATAAAGGCAATTTGATCCCGCCTGCTTGAGATCAATCGAATTCGTGTCCGTGAACATGGACTTGAGATAAGGACTCAAGGCCAAAGCCGGACCAAAACGGCCCTTGCTGAATTTGCTTGCGTTTTTTGCAGTCGGCAGAACGTACATCACGTCCCGCTTGAGCTTGTCGATCGTGTAGAGTGCGCGATTGATTGCAACTTCGGTCACGCCAAGTTGCGCACCCTTCATGGCCCAATTGAATGGTGCCCATGAGTCGTGCATTTCTCGGACCCACGGATGATACCGATCTGAGTATTGGCCGGCGAAGTCGCCGCCCATAACCCGACGACGGTTAGCCCATCTGGAGCACGTCGTCAGTGTCCGATTCTGGAGGCCGTCCGTCACCGTTGCTTGGAGTAAATCCGATAACTCGCTCATCATTGTCCGTGCTTGCTTGAGATCGTGTAACGTCCGCCGACTTTGGCGGTGCGATCTCTTGACCGCGCTTCGCCCGCTTCTTCTTGGGTTTTGGCTCCAAGGGCGGCTGCGGTTGTGCTTCGACCGTGATTGGCTTAATGACCTTCGACGCTACCTTGAGCAGCACTTCGGGGCCTATCGCTTCGCCTTTACGATTGCATGGCACACCAGCGACTTCAACTTCGCGTTCGTCGATTCCCTCGTCGATGACGAGTTCGCATGGCGTGAACGGCCGACCTACGCAAAGTTTCTTGGACCAATTGCCCGCCTTGGCCGTCACCTTCAAGAGAGCGTGATCGCCTTGTGGAAGAGATAACCTCATGCAGACCCTCGATCGGCTGTGGACAGTTACGGCAACGACGGCGAATTCTTTCCGCCATAATCGTTTCCTTTTCGCTTCATTGAGCCACTAGAATATAGTGGATCAATGAAGCGGCCCTCGCTTACGTGAGGGCAGCTTGTAGTCATTGTTGCTGATTGATGCAGTGAAGCGTCTGAATGGCCGTGCGAACGTCTCCTGTTCGCAGAACCTCTCGTCCCTTGTACTCAACGATGTACGTGGGCAAGGCATTCACATGGTATAGAGCGAAGACAGCGTAATCTCTGTCTGCGTCGTAATCCGCCGTTGGAAATTCCAATCGAACTTCATCGAGAAGCGGTCTATCACGTTGACACGGTTGGCACCACGTCGCATGAAAAGCCAGCAAGAAGGGACGTGGCTCAAGCGGAGTAGGAGCGTTTTCGCATCCTGTCAATACCAAGAGAACAACCAGCGTTGCTAGAAGGCCACGCACTAAACGATGGCCTTCGCAGCTTCGACGACCTTGGTCACTTCGGCCAGCTTCGCGGCCAAGAAGGCGCGGCCTTCTTCGGTCTTGAGCTTCGCGTCGAGTACCGTGCGGAACACAGTCTCAACTTCGGCCAGAACAGGTTCCTCGCCACCGAGGAACAATTCAGCCAGCATCTGAATCTTGTTGGCCATACCCGAGTAGTCTCCGACGCTATAGTCGATGAGGAACTCAGGGGTTTTCTTCAAGCCGATCGCCTGGAGCTTGGCGGCCAACTTGGCAGCGCCGCGCCGACGGTTCTCGATCTCGGTGTCCTTGGTGAACAGCCACTTGCAGATGAAGTAGGCCAACAGGGGGACGCACACGCACAGAGCAATGGTAACAGGGGTCAGAACGAACATGGTATCTTCTCTTTCGTTTGGTTTGTGGTTGAGTTAAACTTTGCGGCCGTGATACACGTCAGAAAAGTGCTTTGCAGCACCCACGGCACCGCCGACCAACGCCAGGATTCCCACCAACACCCACGTCAAATCGGCGGGCCTGGGAGCCAAAGGTGTAGGCGGCAAAGGCTGCGGAGTCGGATCAGGTCGAACCGGACTCGGTTGAGGCTGGGGCTGCGAATGATTATGTCGCCAGCGCCTAAAGCACTCGGCTGAACTCGCGGACGTATTCAATCCTTTGGCCAGGGCATCGGCAGTCATCGGAACATTCACACCGGCGTACTCTGCAATAGGCTGATCCTCGCTAGTCGCTTGTAAGCGAACGCAAGGCAACGCCGGCATCGTATTTGCGTACCGTTCTTGGTACATCGCCGTATCGGTGTAAATCACATTCCAATGGGTCTGGCTCTTAATGCCAGCCAGGGTTTGGTTCGTCTCGAACCATTTCACCATCTCGTTGAGTCGGGGATCGTTTCGACCGCCAAACAACGTCAGGTAGGGTGTCTCCTGATCCTGGGGCAACGCTGCAACCTTCTCTTCGGTGTAGCGAACGCCATAGGCGGGATCAGACTTCATCACGGGATCACCGGCAAGAACCGGCGCACAACTCGCGGCCACCAGCAAGGCGACCGCCAACAGGTAGCGGATCATCTCAATACCTTTCTAAGGCAGCGGTGGGGCCGGGTTGTAAACGGGCGTCACCGCCCAGCCGTTGCTATTCTGCCATTCGGCCACAAAGGTGTCACGGGCAACCCATGTGATCGTGTCAGTGTCATTGTTATCGAGGATGCCCGCCCACTCCGCATCGAAGTGAACCAAGGCAACCATGTGCTTGCCACCCATGACTGTCACGCCGCAACCGCGACGTGTTGAGCAAGCCCATTCAAGAAACTCAGTGTCTCCATCCGTGGTGCAGGCGTAGCGAACGCCTTCGCGGTCGAACTTCGCAGCAAGGTCTTCGGGCCATTCACCGTTGCCGTAGTTCCGACGCCAGTAATCAGCAGTCCCCGGCCGCCCTTGCCACCGGAGTAGGCTAATCATCGTAGCGTGAACACAAGAACCTTCGCTCTTGCTTCCCAGCCAATTCGTCTGACGTAGCGAAATAGGCAGGTTTACGGTCGGGTACTCGATCTTGACGACCGGGGTTCTACCCATATCAGGTCCGTCATAGCGTACCTCGACCCCACAACCTGTCAGCACTAGCGAAAGAAAGGCAACTGCTATCAGTCTCTTCATTTCATCAATCTCCGAGGTTTGAGCAAAATGCCTTGCCGACGTTCAGTTCGCACGAAACGATTTGGATTCCAACGACTCACGTTGTCTGTCCGAAAAATGCCAATCGCGGTGTGAGCCGCACAGCACCATTCCGAGCAGAAGATTTTGGACAAGTCCTGCTCTCGAAAGAGCGACTCGATCCAGGATAATCCCTCGCCACCTGATCGAAACGCGCCCATCTCGTCGTAGGGCGTGTGGATCGTGTCCATCAAGAACTGAGTGAGTCGTTGTCGCTCGTTCTCGTAGAGAGATCGGCAAAGTCGGTAATGCCAAACCTTGCCTTGGTAACTGTTGACGACGGTTTCCAGATGATGAGCCTGCGATCCGTTGAAATGTTCGCCAGTGATTTCGCACGGCAAACCATCCAAAGTCGTAGACTCGAAAAGCAACAGGCGGCCGTCGCTGGCCTCACCCATGATTCCTACATGGCTGATGCCCCAGCGAGGAATACCGTAAGTGACAACATTGATGAAGTCACTCATCAGACATTCGCCGCTGAACCCGATGATGTCGCCGGGTTGGACGCTTGGAATAACTTGAGGCTGGAGTCCAAACATATTTTGATCCTCCGACGAAAGAAAGGATGCCGAGAACTACTCTTCGGGTTCATCCCATTCAGACAACTGTGCTGCGTTTGCGGCCGTAGACACAGGGGGTGGAGCAGTGAGACGAAGTAAATCGACGTTCTGTGCTCCGTTGATCGTTGGGAAGAGACGTTCAACGATTCGATCAATGATCTCCTCGTGGCCCTCGATCTCTTGAAGCTCTTCAATCACAATCTCGCAGATCGCCTGTCCT